TTACCGAACAGGTTTCGCAAACGGAATAATCATCAAGCGATAGACCAGCGGCTTTTAGGGCGTCTAAGCCTTCCTGCTCCGTTTTAAACTTTGTGTCGCCGCCCTGCTTAAAATGTTCTTTAAGCGTGGCGTACAAAGCCTTTCGCTCTTTATGACCGATCCGTACCCCCGTTTCATAATTGCCCCCACGGTAATAGTTAGGGCTGATGGTGTAGAACGGCTTGGAGTGATAAATGTTAGTCATTGCTTTTCTCCCAAAGTGAAAATGAAGTTTTTGAGAAGTTGCCATCCGATAGCGGACTCGCGTCTCGGTGCTAGCCCAGCGTTGTTAAAGAACATCGAAGTCGCTTGGACTTGATTCGCATATTATAACATACGCCATTTTTTAAAATTTCAATTTCGGCCCAAATCGGGGGTTTGGCCAAAGGGCGGCCTAGCAGTGGTGCGGGTTTGCGGGCGGTGAAAAAAAAGCTTGACAAAGAAAAGCCGCCCGAAGGCGGCTGTCTGTTTTGAGGCAGAGAAGAGCCTAAATCAGGCGCTTAAAATCAATCGATGGAAACGCGCCCACCTGCGGCTCACGGCCCTCGGTAAAGCCCTCAATGTGATTCAAGATCTCACACAATTCCTCAACGTCCCAAATGACCTTGTGGCTGACGAAAGGTACACCGTCCTCTTCTTTCTGCCACGTGTCATTAGCGAAGCGTCTGGCTTCACCTTGCGTCACAAACCACCGGCACTTCTCTCCAGACTCCACGGTCCACAATGTCAGCAAGCTCATGACTTATCCTCCCGCATTGCCAACTTAATTTGCTTAGTGGCTATCAATTTTTGAAGGGTCTGCACCTTCCGTTGAAGGTCGTCAACTGAGTAATCTGGGATGCCAGAAGCGACATCCGTTAGATGCTCCTCAAGATGATCTACCGCCACTTGAAGCGCATTGAATTGAAGGGGTGTCAGCCCCGTGAATGACATACTCATCGTTTTCTCCCAATGTCGGGCAACATTGCCCACCGACACTATATGCGGGTCAGCGCATAGATGCAATGGTGGTCAAGACCTCTCGGTAAGAGACGGGATAGCTGAAGTGTTTGTCAGGCTTGGCTCGTAACCCATCTAGCTTCACGTCCACTGCCCGCTCACCACGATAAAGGAAGACCTCATGACCGGTGGCGCTAGTCAGCTTCACGGCTATCCAGACACTGCCCCTCGCGTGTTTGGTCAGGAAGGCCACTTGGTGGGGGGACATATTGACGCTCATGTTGGCTGTGGTCTTCAGTTCAACCATATGCCAATCGCCCTGACTGTCCATGATCAGGACATCCGGCACACCCAACGTGGCTCTAGATTCTAAACGCGTGGCTGACCAATCAGGGAAGTTGTCCCTCATCGCTTTCTTCAAAGACTGCCAAAAGCTGGCTTCACGCTGTTTCTTTGGCTTCGCCTTTACTTCCAAAATATCGGTCATTACCGGTCAACTCTTCAAAGTCCAAACGTTGTAGCGGAGTCATGTGTGCCCGCTTCGTATAGATCATGGGGGTCTTGTCTTCATTAACTAAATCCCATCTCTCTGAGCCAAACCAAAGTCTTCCGAGAAAATTAATCAGGAACATCTTGTGCCTCTTCTGCGAGACGCTCACGCGCCCGCTTCCTGTTCCCAGCTTCCTCTGCTCCAGCGTCATGTGTCAAGGGCGCATACGTCTGCTTCAACTCGTTCAAAGCTTTCATGACCTCTTCCTTGCTCATCTGGTCAATCGTGCCGTGCCGGATCTCCGTCTTGTTGACGTAGATGTCTCCCTGCGCCTGACCCCTACGATATTCAGCCTGCACTGCCGCACTAAACGCTCCGCTTTCCAAAGCCGCATCCCGGATGATTTGCAGATCCCTCAAGTGCCGCTGATATTCCACGCCGTATTTCTGGTCAAGCTCCTGCCGATACTCGCGGATGGCCCTACACACATGAGGAGAAATACGGGGGTTAGTGAGTTCAGAAGCGCGAACATGGGCAGACTTCTCAGGGTAGCCCGCGTTAATGGCCGCTTCCCGCATGGTGATCTGCCCGTCCTTCGCTACAAGCTCTCGTACAAACAGTTCCTGCCTACGATTCAGGCGCTTTTCAGCCAGCGGGGGGCGGTTCGTCTGCTGACGCTTTGCTTCGGGCAAAGCCGCCGCTTTTGTATCCAAAACATTGGCGTATCTATTCTTAGCCACAAGGCCTCCGTATCCGAGTAAGTTGGCATAACTTAACTTAAAAAGCCCGATCTATATAGTATTTCTACAGAAAAATAAAAATATTTTTTTCAAAACTCAGAAGCCCTTATAGACATAGCTTCATTAAGCTCTGAAAAACACAAGGGTGTAGACAACGGTACGGGTCCGGTACAGCCAAAAGTGAGCCTTTATGCGGGCTCCAAGGCCCCCGTACCGCCGTACCGCCCGTACCGCCATTTTTCAATTTTATTTTTTATTTTTTTATTTCTCTGGGAAAACACTATATAGAAAGGCGTTTTAACAAAATTCGTCCAGCACCTCTGACCCGTGGTCCGTGAGCAGACACCAGCAGGGTTTGGGCGAATATTCTCTGTCCCACAGCAGGTGAGCTTCGTATCCGGAAGCGATAGCGATTTTGAACGCGAGGAGTGCGCCGATTCTTTCGTCTATCCAGTACATGAACCAATCGTCTTGTTCCGTGGTCGGTGGTTCGTGGTCATCGCCTCCTCCGGCGTAGTCGATTTCAAAGCGGTCTTGCTGGTTGTTGTCCCAGTAGACGGCTTTTGTTCCGGTGTGCCATAGGAAGTCGAAGTCGTCCATGTCGAATGACAGGGTGTGCCTGTCGGTTTCTTCAAGGACTTTGAGCAGTACGGTGGCTTCCATTATTTACCCCAAATGTCTTTTTCAAATTTCTGTAGGACGATGGCGAGGAATTGCGTGTTCGTCAAATCGAAAGGCAGGTCATTTTTTTCGGCGTTGTATTTGTCACGCACCCGAAAAAAGTTTTCTGCGTGATCCGGGGCGAACGACACGTTTTTGACGGGCCACCGGGTTTTTGTCTTTGGTTGAGCTTTCTTTTTAGCTGGCATGGTTTTCTCCCTTTAAGTTCCACGTGGAACAAGGGGACGTTACCGCACTTTACTCGCATACGTCAAGCTACATAAAAAAGGTGTAGTAGAAGGACAGGACGGCGACGATGCCAAGGGCGAAGAGGTGTTCGGGGATGTCATCAAGATGCATTAGTGAAGGGCCTTAGTCTCGGCAAGATAGTGTTCTCTTTCTGCCATGAGGTAGTCGGTGTAGACGACGAAGCCTATGTGGCACAGGCTGGCGAAGAACTCTTGCTCGTCCTCGGCCAGTAGAGTTTTCATGAAGTTTTTGCTGTTAACGTCGCCAACCCACACCCCGTTGGTGGTGGAGTTGAGGACGAAGTCGAGAAACGCTGGATCTTCTTCCAGAAGTTTTGCGACATCCCGACGTTCTTTCTCGCTCAAATCTTTCATCTAAACCTGTTGCCGAGTAAGGCTTTGGACCTTTCAAGGCAACGATTGTATGACTTACAGCAGTAGTTGTCTGCCCGGGGCGTCAGTAACAGGTCGAGGATTCGGCGGACGATGTTCCAGATGCGTGTGTCGGTTCTGAAGGCGCGGCTGGATAGGGTTTCGGCGGGGTTACCGCCGATCAGGGCGTTGACTGCCATGGACACGCCGTCTATCACCTCGACGACGTATCTCAAAACGCCTTTGGCCCACGCTTTCATCCGCTGACCCCAAAGATAGCCAGAAGGAGAAACACGACGAACATGATGATGTAGCCCTTTGGCCCCATCAGTTCAGGCTTTTCTTTCTCTGGCTCTTGGTCCGTGGTCCCTGAAGCTTCGACGCCGCCCACTGTCACCCAAGCTTCGTTCTCTGGGGTGTCGGGGTTGTCGGCCACGAACTGGCCCTTGTCATCTCTTGCTCGTTTTTTAGCCATCACGCCCTCCTGTAGCGTTGTACGATGGGCCTTATACGTTAGCATACGAGAAGATAGAAGGCAAAAAAAACCCGGCTCTAGGGGGCCGGGTCGGGATCAAGGTCTACATAAGTTCACTTTGGGAGAAAACTACGAAAATCCCTAACAAACGTTTGACTCTTAGGAGTCGTCTTTAACGTAACATTCGGGTCGGATAATTTCAAGGACTTCCATGGTGGCCTCGGAGAGAGGCGTGATAGACAAATCCTTTTGTATGGCTACGGGCTTTTTGAGTCGGTTAGCGGTTTGTTGTCCGGCTTGCAGGGAGATCAGCACGTCGCCAATGTCGTGCGTAGCGTCCTCAACCATACTACGTATAGTCATACGGCGTTTAATCACGTCTCGTAATGTCTTTTGCATCGCGTTCTCGCTGTGCCTCGCCTTTGGCGTTTAATAATTGTTGCCAGATTTCTAGCTTATCAAACTGGTCTTTGGACACCGTACCTTTTTCAAAGTCCTGTTCAAACTTCTTCAGGGCTTTATCGAACTCTTGCTGGATGGTCATATACTAAAGCTCTTGGAACTGAGCGGAATGTCGTTCTCTTTCTTGAACGTGTCCACCTGTTCAGAGATGTATTCCTGATCACGATTGGACAGGTTCTGCATCTTCCATTGCTCATGAATGTAGCGCAGTTGTCCGCTGATCGTGCGGCCTTCGACGCGGGCAATGACCACCAGTTCCTCGTACACCTCGCGAGGTAACAAAGTGGATTTCCATTTCGTCGTATCCATTTGATTCTCCTAGATATTTCCCATCTTCTTATGGTAGGCAATACAAATTTTGTGTTGCTCCAGAATCAGATTCTTTGATTGTCCGTAGTACTGGACGGCCATACGGCGTTTGATCAGCAGGTCGTTGAGGCTGTCATCTCCACCGTTGATATAGATTTCGGCCAAGATGCGCCCGAACTTACCTTCCTTGTGAGTCTTAATTGTGACTTCCTTACCCACGGGCAATGCTTCTTGAACGAATTGTTTAGCCAGTTTGCCGAGGCTTTTAAGCTCTTTGGTGCCGTTTCGGACCATTCTGGTTTCAGCCGTATCTACCCCGTAGAGCCGTGTGGTCTGGCGCGTGTAGATAGAAAAGCCACAATCGATGTCGAGCGTGATGGTGTCTCCATCGACGCAACGCACCACTGTGGCCGCATAGCTGAAGTCAGGCTTCATTAGCCCTCGCCGTCATCCTTGTTGCAATGACGAATGTAGATTTGGTCGTCAAAGGTATAACCGTTGGCATGCAGATACGGGGCGTAAGCTTCACACCACTTTGAACTGCCCGGCTGTTCATCGTCGTAAGGCTGTTCTTCGTAATCAACCTTATCGTTAGGTGTCTTGGCGGTGAAATACTCGTTGCCGTTTTTATAGCCTTTCTTTGTATACAGTTTGCTAGCCGTTTCGACGTACACCTTTTCGTTGGGCTGAACGGTGTAAACAGAGCCATCTTCGTAGTAGATGACGGTCTGGGCCGAAACTCCGAAAGAAGCCAGCAATGTGACAGCAAAAGCTAAAGATTTCATAAAGTAATCCTCCGTATCGGATAATATAAGGCAAGGTATGGGATTAGTCAATCTCCTCACCCTCCCCCCAGCTTGGACCGTAGTCCATGTCGCACTTGTTGGGAACTTGCAAAGGTACTGCTTGTTCCATGATATCCGCGAGTTCGCGGGCTTGGTCTTTGCTCTCGACAGAGAACGCCAGTTCGTCGTGCACCTGTAGCATGGGCACGTGTCCTGCTTCACACACATTGACCATAGCCTGCTTGGTCATGTCTGCGGCGGATGCTTGGATCAGACGGTT